TGCACTATATTCCTCCATAGCTCAGTCGGTAGTGCGAGTGTACAGAAATGTACCGGAAACTATTACTTAGCCTGAGGAACAACTAAATATGTTGTTTAAATCCACTACCGGGGATTTAAGTAACAAAAAAGATTGCTTTTATGCAACCTGAACAAAAATCTTTGGTAAAATCCAAAGGAAATTGTATATTCCTCCATAGCTCAGTCGGTAGAGCGCATGACTGTTAATCATGATGTCACTGGTTCGAGCCCAGTTGGGGGAGCCAAAGTAAAAGTCAGTAAATAAGCTAAAAATGGCTTGTTTACTGACTTTTTTCTATGTCCAAATATTTTTGTTTTAAAGAGAATATTCATCTCTTTTTATGCTTTTTAATCTCTTATACTACAGATAAACTACAGATTTTCTACAACAAAAGCCGCCCGAAATGTAATCGGACGGCTTATTTAAATTTTACGCACTTTTTGGGAAATGCGTGCGTAGAATTTACGCCAGCAATTTTATTGCATTGTAAAGAGTGTCAATCTCTTGTATAATGTAGTGGTCAATATCGACTTTGTAGTCTGTATGGCCCATAAGTGCAATTATATCTTCCTCTCTTGCACCTGCTGCGGACATTCGAGTCGAAAATGTTCGTCTGCAGCTGTGCGGGGTGTATTCATCACCTAAGCCTATGGCTTGCATCGCCGGGCGAAAACAATACTTTAAGAAATAATCTTTGTTCATCGCTTTGCCTGTTTCGGAACCTTCGTGTATGCGGCAAAAAATTGTTTCGCCTCCGTTCTCAATGCACTTCTGAACGAGCTGTTGTATTTTAGGATGTATCGGCACTATTCTGTCTTTGCCGGCATCGGTTTTCTTACCGCCGACAAAATAATGTATACCCGAATCAGTTATTTTATATCTGTCAGGTGTTAGCTCAAGAAACTCGGATACTCGAAAGTTGACATAACACATTATGTAGATATAATCCATATATGGCACTTTACCCACATTCTGCTTGATGAGTTCAAGCTGCACTTCTGTAAATCTTGTAGCTGTAGTTTCTTCCTGTTCGGGCAATTCGATAAAGGTTGCATAGTCTTTGTTTACTATATCCTCTTTCATCGCAAAGGTGTACAGTGTAGTGAGCAGACACCTGACTTTATGCAATGCAGAGTAACCTAAGCCCTCACAGAATTTCGGTGTGTTTGTGACCTTATAAGTGCCCTTGCCGTTCTTGTCAAGATATTTTAATTTGCCGCCGGCGCCAACTTCGTGGTGTGGGTTATCATAATAGTCTATTATGTACTGATAGTCTGATGTGCGTAAATCTCGAAATTTACGCTTATGGAGCGGCTCAAGTTTTATCCAAGCACTCGCATAGTTACTTTTAACGCTCTTACCAAGTCTATCGTATGCTTTAGTTTTGAGCCATTTAGCGTGCAATTGTTCGAGCGTTATATTATAGCAACTTACAGGGTTGTATTCATATTCTTGTAGAGCGTTTTCCGCCTCTCGCTTTGTGGCAAAAGCGCCCAAATAAACCTGCTTACCTGTGACAGAGCTTGCAGCCGCATAAGGTTTTGACTTGTTATCTTTGCGTATATAGATGCTTCCAGTACCTTTCGTCCTGCGTCTGTTTTTCGGCTTGTCAGATGATTGATTTTTACCGCAATACGGACAATACGCAAAATCATCTTGTAACTCTCTGTTGCACCTTTTATTGATACATTTTTTCATATTTCACCTCAAAAAAGGGCGCAAAAAGCCCTTGTGTTATTTATCCGCAAAACTTGCAAAACACAAGGGAGTATGGTACAATTATATTGCGTTTAACTGCACCGTTGCACCCTGTGTGTAATGGTTTCCGCTCTATCCTGTTGGCGCAGGATAGGGCGGTTTTTTTATTGCTTATGTTCGGATGGTAATGCTTTAAAGCAAAGTCCTGAATATTGGACTTTGAAAAAAATGGAAAAATTTGGGGGTTGCAATTGTCGAACAGGTGTTCTATAATTAAAACATAGCCGAAACGAAAGGAGAAACGGATATGAAGAATTACAAACAATACATAATAGAAATGTTAGAAAAGATTACCGATAGAAAAATACTTAAAAGGATATATGATTACATATGTTTTGTTTGCTTCAAGGGTGGCGATTAAGCCACCCTCTTTTTTTATGTAAATAATTTTTTGATTGTTTCAATAACTTGCGCTCTTTCCGCAGGCGGAAGTTTCACGAAGTTTGAAACAATCTTTTTTTCTATGTCTGTCAATTCGTACTCAATCGCTAAATCATCAAGAAATTCATCGGCAACCTCAAAAAACATATCACCTTTGCCCTCCGTAAGCCACAAAGGGTTTACATTATATGTTTTACATATGAGTTTTAACATGAATTCTTTTAGTTCAACACGCTCAAGTTCAATGTTGACTATAACATCTTTGCTCACGCCTAACTTCTCTCCAAAACTCGTTTGGGACAATTTCAAGTTTTTTCGCAATTCTCTTACCCTTGAATTAGGAGTCATTTAACCACCTCCTTTTATAATACTATTATATCAGTTAAAAAGTTGTTTGTCAACACAAAAAATAAAAAATAATTTAAAAAATGTGTTGACAAACAAATTTAAATGCGTTATAATATTGTTGTAAAACAAAAACGGAGGAGATGAAAAGAATGTCAACAACAACAAAGTCAACAGCAACAAAAGATAGAGCTGATATAAAACAGCTTATTGAACTTATCAAGAGATTACCCGAAAGCAAGCAGAACTTCGTTAATGGATATGTGCAGGGCGTTTGTGAAACACTGTCCGATAAAAACAAGTCTGCCTAACAGCGGCAAGCAGAAAGCGAGGTGAGAGCAATGTTTTACAATGAACTTGACTATTTGGACGATGAAGAAGTTGAGACAATTTGTTCAAGCAAAATTCCAACCGAGGACGAATTAGAAGATAATCTAAACAAAGTTATTGACGAAAAACTACTTCATTCGTTTTATCTGCTTGGCAAGTATGATGTCAAGATAGAGAGAGCATACCGAGAGGGTTTCAGGAGCGGTCTTGCATTGACTATTTCGGTTACCGCTCTATTATTATCACTGGTGGCATTAATATGGAAACTACAGACAATATTAACGCTATTACCGAAATAATTATCGGGACCCAAAAACGGATTTTTTCTTTTCTGCGGTATAGTAAAAACATTTTCCCTTTTTTAGAAATACAGTAGTATTTAGGATCGGGTGAATAGTCAATAAGATGATAACGCAACAAGAAAGAATATTTTTCTTTAAATTTATAGTCAACATCTTGTTTTAAAAGTTTATTACCTTTATATAAGGACTTAAGTATTCTCACTTCTGATTTATCAAGAATGAGGTCTTTATGAGAAGTTGACATAGTGTGCACCTCCTTTCATAGTTAATCATAGCATTTAAGGTCGTGTAAAGCAATAAAATATCGAAAAGAATAGTAGAACTTGAAAAAGTTCTTGTCAAACAGCAGAAAACAGCGTGAACACACCAACAGAAAGGAGATGAGGAGATGAACAACACTTTACTTATCAACCCAAAAACTGGTCAGGAATATGACGATGTTCCGCCAACTGTAGCGGCGAAGTTCCTCGGCGTTGCTCTCAATTTCGTGTATGACGGCTTAAAGCAAAAAGCGTTGCCAATCGGCACAGCAGTACAGAGCGACAAAGGCAGATGGACTTACAATATCCCTTGCGACAGGCTCAAAGCATATGCGAGCGGTATTGATGTTTTGCAGACCACACAGCTTTTAGAAATGTTTATCAACAGAAAGGAGGCATAACCAATGGCACTTAGACACATTAAAACAAAACGCAGTCTTAAGGACGAGAACAAGCACTTACATAGCTTGGTTAAGCACTTGCAGATTGAGCTTGAGAACGCAAGGCTTGACATTAGCATTAGGAATGACGCAATCAGCGGCTACCGCAAGGAGAACATCAAGCTCAGACAGCGTATTAACAGTATGTATGATTACGATTTTTTCGGAGAGGAGGTGTAACAGATGACAGAAAATGTTTTAGAACGAATGGAAAGGATTGACGGGCAGAGGAAAATCTCTGATTTCATCGTTAAGCAAAAACAAGATTATGAATTTAAAATCAGATATGCAACTATCAGAGCAAGAGAATTTGTAGAAGAATGTGATAAGCGAGAATTAAACTATCACGTTTCCGTTGGCGGTCTTGACAGCATTACATTATTTATCTTTTTAAAATCAATCGGAATCCACGCACCGGGAATCAGCGTTTCTTATCTTGAAGATTCAAGCATCCAAAAAATTCATAAAGAGCTCGGAATAGAAAAATTAAAACCGTCGGTTCGATATGTAGATAGTACAGGGAAAGAACACCGTTGGACTAAGCGAGATATAATTCAGGAGTTTGGATTCCCTGTTTTATCAAAAGAAATAGCGTCAAAAATTGAAACACTTGCAAATCCTACCGAAAAAAACAAAACTGTTCGACACGCTATTGTAACAGGCGAAACAGGTGCATATGGTGGTTATCAAAAAAACAGTCGTATGAAAATGTCGCAAAAGTGGCTTGAAAAGTTCGGCGGTTATGCAAACGATGAAGAGGGCACGAGTTATCAAATTCCAAATTTCAAAGTATCATCAAAATGCTGTTATTATCTGAAAGAAAAACCTTGTGATGTTTGGGCAAAAGAGCATAACAGCGTACCTTTTCTTGGGCTGATGGCTTCCGAAGGTGGAAGAAGAGCTAAATCTCTAATGATAAATGGCTGTAATTATTTCGGTAAATCTACAATCAGGTCAGCACCGTTTGCAATTTTCAACAGACAAGATATTTTACAGCTTGCACTTGATTTAAATGTTCCTATTCCTGAAATATACGGAGAAATAGAGAGGCGTACAGACGGAACTTTGTACACAACTAAGGCTCAAAGAACAGGCTGTTCAATGTGCGGATTTGGTTTGCACTTGGAAAAGCGTCCGCATAGATTTGATTTGCTTAAAGAGCGAAACCCAAAAGAATGGGAGTATTGGATGTATAACTGCTGTACAGACGATAAAACAGGCGAAAGATACGGCTGGGCAAGGGTGCTTGATTATATCAATGTTGACTACAAAGAAGAAAACCGTTGACAGCACGGCAATGCTTTCAACGGTTCAAGGATATAATATGAAATCAATCAACATTATTATATCCTTAATTTTATAAAAAATCAAGAGGTAATAACAATGAATGATATTTCGATCAATCAATTCTGCAACACATTTGCGGTAAGCGTTGGCAGTGCTGTATTTGAGGAAGTAAAACGGAGGGCAGAACATAAGCGTAATTACATAATAAGCCACTTTGGTAACGGCAACGGTGCAAGGCTCACAGAAAAGTATATGCTTGAGCTTATGCGTGATGAGCTTTGCTCATTTACCTTAGAGCAGTCAACAAGGCTTGCTGTGGGAGGTGTTTAAGAGTGTGTTACGGTTTAGCTCCAAATGCACCTATACCGCAAAAGAAAGGTGAATGTGCTTACTGCGGTTACGAACTCAGAGAAGATTATACATATTTTGAGGACAGCGAGTGCAACAAATTTTGCAGTAAAGACTGCGCAGCAGAATTTCATAAAATCACAGAAAAGGAGTGGCAGTGATGAACGAACAGTCACAGCTTATTGTAGTTAAGCAAATACCGATTATTATTGAAAAACTTGAGTCTGTTAAATCTGAAATTGAGCACAAGGTAAATGTTGCTTGCTCAATGGTTTGCACAGATGAGAACTACAAAGAAATCAAAAAAATTCGTTCGGTTCTCAACAAAGAGCTTGCCGAGTTTGAAAGTCAGAGAAAAGCTGTTAAATCCGAGGTAATGACACCGTACGAGCATTTTGAAAGCGTGTATAAGGAGTGTATTTCCACACCTTATAAAAAAGCTGATTCAGCATTAAAGAGCAAGATTGAGGCTATCGAGCAAGGGCTTAAACAGGAAAAGCACGATAAATCAAAAGCGTATTTTAACGAGTACGCCCAAACGCTCGGCATTGATTTTGTAAAGTACGAGCAAGTCGGCTTGAACATTACGATGACGGTTACGCTTAAAAAGCTCAGAGAAACAATCAAGGCTTTTCTTGACAAGGTTATGGACGACATAAAGCTCATTGCAGTGCAGGAGCATAAAGACGAAATTCTGTACGAGTACAAGCAAACTTTGAATGTATCTGCTGCAATAACTTCCGTAACCGAAAGATACAAGGCTATTGAAGAAGAAAAAGCAAGGGCAGAAACCGAACAGCTCGAACGAAAAAAGGCGGAGCTTAACGAGCAGATTAATATCAAGGAATATGAGCCGTTTACAGCTAATGTTCCTACCGAGGTGGCCGCACCGCTTGAAGAAGAACAGCCTGCAAGGGCAGATGAAAAAATATATCCGCTTAGCTTTACGGTTTACGGAACAAAAACACAGCTTAAAGACTTTGCTTTGGCGGTAAAACAGTTAATTAATGAAAGAGGTTTAAAATATGAGTAATTATAATATGACAAAATCAAGCAACACAGCAACGCAGGGAAAGCCCAAATTTTCGGCTATGCTTAGCACGAAGGGATTTCAGCAGGCACTTGCAAATTCACTTAAAAGCCCTAAGGAAATTCAGAAATTTTCAGCCGCAATTACTTCGGTTGTAAGCACCAACAAGGAGCTTGAAAAGTGTGATGCCGGTACTATTCTTTCAGCCGCACTCTGCGGTCACTCTCTCGGACTTCCTCCGTCACCACAGCTCGGACAGTATTACTTGGTGCCGTTTAACGACAGAAAGAACAACAGAACAGTTGCTACATTCGTACTCGGCTATCGTGGCTATATTCAGCTTGCTATTCGCAGCGGTCAGTACAAGCGACTTAATGTTGTTGAAATTAAAGAGGGTGAGCTTGTTAGTTGGAATCCGCTTACGGAGGAAATTGAGGTAAAACTCATTTCAGATGAAAGCGAAAGAGCGGTTGCAAAAACCATTGGATATTACGCTTGTTTCAGATATATAAACGGCTTTGAAAAGGCTCTTTATTGGAGCAAAGAGAAGATGAAAGAACATGCTATCAGATACTCGGCAGGTTACAAAAACGATGTAAATAAAGGTACTTCATACACCTTTTGGGCAAAGGATTTTGACAGTATGGCAAAGAAAACAATGCTCAGACAGCTTATTTCAAAGTGGGGTGTAATGAGCGTGGAAATGCAAAATGCTTTTGAGGCTGACACACACGCAATTAACAGCGACGGCAGCGTTGATTATGAGGTGAGCGAGGAATACGATACAGAGCCGAATTTTGACGATATACCGCCGTTTGAGGAAGAACAGCCTGCGTTTGAGGAAGAACAGCCTGTAATGTCGGTCGAAAGTGAGCCATTTTCTATTGACGACCTTGCAGAATGATTAACTTAAAAATAATCTCGACAGGCAGTAAAGGCAATGCGGTTTTGCTTGATAATCAGATCTTGATTGACTGCGGTGTGCCTTACTGCCGACTGTCGGCTTTAGCCGATAGGATAAAATATATTTTTCTTACGCATCGGCACAGCGACCACTTAAACACAAGCACATTACGCAGGCTTTGCACAGAGCACCCGAGCATTAAGGTGATATATAACGGCTACCTTGCAGGCGCTTTGTATAAAGACTGTTCGGATTTTATTTTTAAAAGCTCTTTTATTACAGAACCACGAAAATGGTACAAAATAGGAGCTGTTACATTTGAAAACGAAATGCTCATACATGATGTGCCAAATTGTGCGTGGAAGATTTTTATTAAATCGAACTATGGCGATACATTCAGAGTGATTTACGCTACAGATACAAACAGCCTTGAGCATATCAGAGCTAAGGGCTACGAACTCTATTTAATAGAGGCTAATTACGATAAAGACGAAATTATAAAACGAATGAAAGAAAAAACAGCCTGCGGCGGCTATATGTACGAGGACAGAGTGCTTAAAACGCATTTATCAAAGCAGCAGGCGGACGAATGGCTTTATAAAAATATGGGTGAGTATAGCTCGTTTATTTATATGCATACTCACGAAGATTAAATTGAATAGGATTGATGTCTATGGCAAGACCGGCTAAGAAAGGCTTGGACTATTACCCGTCAGACACAAACAGGAGAAACGATTTCAAAATAATGGATCTGTTAAATCAATACGGGCCGTTGGGATACACGATATACGACTTCTGTTTGCAGTATGTTTACGAAAACGGGTATTTTCTTGATGTGCCTTTACAACAGGTGTGTTTGACTTTGTGCAGGGACATTGGTGCTAAATGGGTTAAAAACAAAAACCTTGTGGGACAAGTTATAGATTATTGTGCGGATATAGGCTTATTTGACAAAGACCTCCTGCGGCAAAATGTTATGACCTCTGTCGGAATTCAGCGACGCTACGCTTCAGTGACTGTTAGGAACAAGGTTGATAAATCTAAATTTTGGCTGCTTGGAAAAGAAAATTGCGAGGCGGCTTTAATAAATGCACCCAAAAACGGAGTTTCTGCAACAGAAACTAAGGTTATTGCAACAGAAACCGAAGTTTCTGCAACAAATATGCCACAAATAAAAGTAAATAAAAGAAAAGAAAAAGAAAAGAACAAAGACATTTTCATTTCTTTACTGTTGCAAGACGAAAGCTATTATCATGTGACAAATTTAGAACTTGATAATTTAAAAATTAATTATTCTTTGATTGATGTTGAAAACGAACTTGTTAAGATGTCAAAGTATTTTGAATTACATCAGAATAAAAGAAAGTCACTTGATGATATTAGAGAATACATTAACCGTTGGTTAAGAAAAAGGAGTGAGGAATTTGACGGCGTACGAAAAAATAATTCAAAAGTACCTGTCAAAAGACGGAGCACAGGAGCGTTTAACACAGGCGAGGTTGTACTCTAAGCTTACGGCAGAGGAAAAGGCACAGCGAGAGGCGGATATTCTCAATGCTCAACAGGGAAAGTTATCAGATTACGATTGCAAACTCTGCAAAAACAAAGGCGCTGTATATCGTGCAATAAAAAGAGATTTCTGTGGCACTGAAACTTTTGAGGTTGTTAGCCAACCGTGCGAGTGCTTAAAGGTAAGAGCAGAGCTTAAGAGAATTAAGAAAAGCGGACTTGCAAGGCTGATTGAAAGGTACAATTTCGGAACATATATTGTCAAGAGCGAATGGCAGGCTTACATAAAGAAATGTGCCGAGGATTTCGCAAACAATCCTGTAGATTGGTTTTACATCGGCGGTCAGTCGGGCTGCGGTAAAACGCATATTTGTACAGCAATAATCGGTTCGCTGTTAAAGCAGGGCAGATCCGCAAGGTATATGCTTTGGGGCGATGACATAACGGCTATTAAGCAAGCAGTAACAAACGCTGAGCAGTACGAAAAACTTATGAGCAATGTAAAAAATGCCGGTGTGCTGTATATTGACGATTTTTTCAAAACACGCAGCGGCGAGGGAATAAGCAACGCCGATGTGAATACAACCTTTAAAATCATAAACCACCGCTACAATGAGCAGCTGCCAACAGTGATAAGCTCCGAGCTTTCCATAAACGAAATTGCGGCAATTGACGAGGCATTAGGCAGCCGCATAGCCGAAATGACAAGAACGCATAAGATTTACATTTCAAAGGATAAAAGCAAAAATCAGAGGTTTTACTATGGATAAATCAGTAACAGAATTTTTTATGAAAATGGAAAAAGTGCCGACTGTAACAGCTCAGGAACGCAGAGTGAGGACCGTTAAGGGCAAGCCGGTATTTTACGATTCACCGAGAATAAAATCGGCTAAGGCTTTACTTGTGGCTCATCTAAAACAGCATAGACCGCTAAAGCCGTATGATAGTGGTGTAAGGCTGAGGGTAAGCTGGCTTTTTCCAAAAGGCAGACACAAAGACGGTGAGTATCGTATTACAAAACCCGACACAGATAACCTACAAAAAATGCTCAAGGACTGTATGACGCTCTGCGGATTTTGGACAGATGACGCACTTGTGGCAAGCGAGATATGCGAAAAGTTTTGGGCAGATGTGCCGGGCATTTACATAAGGATTGAACAGTTATGAACATCTCGCAGGTTAAACGCAGTCTTGGGCGAAAGGTGCTTTACAACGGTACAGAATACATTCTGACAGGCTGTATCATCAGACGAGGCACAACAGGTCAATTTTATTATCAGGCTGAAATAAAGGATTTAAACGCTAATTCTGCATTGTTGTATTGCAGACTTGAAGATTTGGAGGTGATGAAATAAATGTATTCAGCTATATGTCAAATATGCGGTAACGAATTTACCGCAAGAGCAAAAACAACAAAATATTGTTCAGCTTGTGTCAGTAAAGCCAAAGCCGAGGCGGCGTTACACAGAAAAGAGCAGTTAAATAGACCGCTGACAACCGATACAGAATTTTTAATATGTTTATATACATACAGAGGTGATTCGATATCACGCATTGCAACGGATTTGAACAGAAGTGAAGAGGATGTTCAAAGCATATTAAATGAAGCAAAAGCAAGCGGTCGTTATAACGAGCACATACAAAAACATCTTAACTCTGTGAATTACAAAAGTACACTTAGTGACGATTATGTAGACAGCAGTAATGCTATTATGGACGGCTATAAATAAGGAGGATATTATGAGTATGCTTTTTGATTATGACCTGGTATTACTAATGGAGGATGAAGAAATTGATTGATTGTTCAATAACAGAAAATTATTTCGCTGAAAGAAGAAGAATGACAATGACAGCAAAATATGGAATATGCAAACTCGATTGTACCAAATGCCCGCTGAGCAGTAAAAATAACGGAACATCCGAAAATTTACCGTGTAAAATTTTTGAGATGTATTATCCCGAAAAGGCAATTTCAGCCATTCAAAAATGGAGCGATGAACATCCGCAGAGGACTTATTTGAGTGAATTTTTAAAGAATTATCCGAATGCTCCTCTTGTTCACGATGGAACACCTGAAATATGTCTTCGGAAGTTAGGCTTGACAGATATAAAGACTTGTAGAGTAGGCGGCTGTGTAGAATGTTGGAATCAGCCTGTCAAGGAGAGTGAAAGTAAATGAGAGAAATATTATTCAGAGGTCAAACTCGCAGATATGGCGAAAAAGTCACATTGAGTGGTGAAAAAATAAAAAGCAATTGGGTTTACGGCGGTATTTTCCCACAGAATGGTGAGGGCGATTTTGCAATAATTTATCAGCAAAAGCCTACAGTAGAAAAATATCCCGTTTACGCAGATACAGTCGGACAGTACACAGGACTTAAAGATAAGAATGGCACGAAAATTTTTGAGGGCGATATTTGTAGTTTTTGTGATACAGACGGTGGACTTACTAATTATGAAGTTCTGTGGTTTGGCGGAAAATGGGTAGTAAGAGAAACAAGCTCTAATGTGGTTGACGATTTAGATTTATTCTTTTGCGAACGCTCCGTTGCTATCGGCAACATCTATGACAATCCGGAACTGCTGAAAGGAGTGAAATAAAACTATAGACTTAATTTTTAACGAAGATACAAAACAATTTGAACTTGCTAAACAGCCATATAAGACCGTTGAAATTAGATGCGAAACCGAAGAAGATTACAACGATTTTGAAAAAATATTAGATTTGAGTCAACCGAGAAAGCCTATTAAATCTGATGAACAGGTAATCCGCTATGTGCAGACATATGAATGTCCAAACTGCGGAAAGGCTTTTACAGGAAAAGGCATATCAAATTACTGTTACCATTGTGGACAGAAGTTAGATTGGAGCAAAATCAATGACTAATTACGAGAAAATCAAGTCAATGAGCGTTGAGGATATGGCGGAAATGTTGCTTGATGCAAGTGAAAAACATTTTACATACTGCAACCATTGTTCATATCAAAGTTTTTATGCACCGCATTGTACATCTAGCAACCTTCGAACAGATTGCGTATATGCAATCAAAAAATGGCTTGAAAGTGAGGTAGATACGAATTGACGGCGAGAGAGATTAAGGGCAAAATAATAGATTTTGAACTGTATCGTATGGAAAAGGAGCTTGAAAAATTTAAGGATTACGATAAAAAGAACTTGTTTGCAGATTATTATGCTAGTGACGAATGCAAAAACCCAGACAGTTACGGAATTGTATGTGTAAAATGCGGAGAGTGCGGACGTACTTTTACAAAAGATGGAATTTTAAAGGAGAATTAAAATAAATGAAAGTACATCATTGCATAGATGTTTGTTGTGGAGGTCGTATGTTTTACTTTGATAAACATAACCCAGATGTAGTCTTCATGGATAACCGTAAATTTACTGATACTCTTTGTGACGGTAGAGCGTTTGAAGTCAAACCTGATGTTGTAGCCGATTTCAGGAATATTCCTTTTAAAGATGAAACGTTTAATTTAGTAGTATTTGACCCACCTCATTTAATCAAAGTAGGGGATAAATCTTGGTTGGCAAAAAAATACGGTAAACTTAACCCACATACATATAAAGATGATTTATCTCAAGGGTTTAGGGAATGTTTCAGAATTTTGAAACCATATGGAATTTTGGTTTTTAAATGGAATGAAACGGATGTTAAAACTAACGAGATAATTAAATTATCACCAATACCTCCACTTTTGGGACATAAAAGTGGAAAATTGAATAAAACACATTGGCTACTTTTTATGAAAAATGGTACTGAAAGTGAGGCGGAAGAATGACCGCAAAAGAAATCAAAGACATAAACCGAGAAATTACGAGGTTAAAAGCTAAGATTGCACGCATAGCCGCCGAGGCTGACAATACATCGCCTAAGCTGTCGGATTTACCGAGTGCAGGTCAGACCTCGGACAAGGTAGGCAATGCGGTTGTGCAGATTGCAGATATTCAACGTGATATTCAAAACCTTGAAATCCGCCGAAACTCGGCACTTAACAGCCTGTCACGAGATGACTTTGTGGAGAACTGTTTGTTTATGCACCTTAGCTTGCGATACAGCTGGGCGAAGATAGCAGTTGATACAGGCGGAATAAATACGCCCGATAACATAAGAAAAATGTGTAATCGTTATCATTGGTAATTTGTCCGTTTTTCCGTTCTAAGGGTGATATAATATAAACTGTGAGATGAGGGCGGAAGAGAGTGTGCAGCTACTATGCTAAGCACTCCACCGCCAACAACTTGCCTTTTTTACTCTTCTTTCTATATGTTGTTCATACAAATACACGCTCAGTAATAATGAGCCGCCCGTCAGAGCGTTATCTGACCCACATACGAGTTGCATTTTTGCACCTCCTTAGTTATTTTGCATGAGAGCCGTCCAATAGGGCGGCTTTTGTGTTGTTATTTTATTTTAAGAGTGGTGAGAAATTTGTATAAAGATAAGTACAAACTCAGTTATGAAAACAGCACAAGGGCTATATTTACCGGTGAGGGTAAGTTAGATATTCCGACAATCGAACCTACATCAGCCATTGAGAGAGATTTTATTGGATTCAATGAAGCTATGAGTAGCAAGAAAACAGATTGTGGTATTCATTTCTTTCTCGATGATTATCAGTTTATGAGATTATGGAATAATCCTGAAAGATACATAGGTTTGCTTAAAAAATTTAATTGTGTATTATCGCCTGATTTCAGCCTTTACGCTGATTATCCGACAGCGTTGCAGATTTATAATCATTATCGCAAACATTGGCTTGCGGCATATTGGCAGATGTATGGCATTGAGGTAATCCCCACGATATGTTGGAGTGATGAAAAGAGTTTTGAATGGTGTTTTGATGGAGAACCAAAGCATAGCACAGTTGCTGTTTCAAGCATTGGAACTCAGAATAATAAAACAGCAAAAGAGTTATTTTTGAAAGGTTACAACGAAATGATGAAACATTTACAGCCAGAAGCAATAATTTTCTATGGCAAAGCTCCTGAGGAATGTGCAGGAAATATTATCAATATAAAATCGTTTCAGGAGAAATTCAGGAGGTCAAAATAATGGGTGGAAGAGGCGGAAGCTTCGGTGGGGGAAGCAAAAATAATTTTTCTGATTTTAAGAAATCTTTAAGAAAGCGTTTTAAAAGTTATGACTACGGGGGTAAATTGATTTGTAAAATAGGAAATGGTCAATATACTGTACACGATTTTAATGACCCGAGGGTAAAAACTGCAACCGATACTATGATAATGATAACTAAGACCCTCAAAGACGCAAAATTAAGAATTGATGCAGGTAACGAGGCACATAAAGAGTATCTTAAAAGCAAGAAAAAGCGTAAATAAATATAGCAGAAATATGCTGCTTTTTCTTTTGCTTATTTTACGAAAGGACGGTGATACCGTGAAAGACAAATTAAACGCAAGACAAAAGAAATTTGCGGAATATTATGCGCAGAGCGGTAACACCGTTCAGAGTGCGATTATGGCGGGATATTCAGAAAATTACGCAAACGCAAGAGCGTATGAATTGTTGGAGAATGTTGGAGTTTCAAAATACATCAAAGAGTTATCCGACAAGCTCAAAGATGAACGCATTATGAGTGCTAAGGACAGACAGGTTGCTCTCTCTGACATTGCAAAGAGTGCCGAGCAGGACCCGTCAGACCGTATTCGTGCGATTGATACACTCAACAAAATGACGGGTGAATACATTGTCAAGGTTGACGCAAAGGTTGAGCAATCCGAAAAGCTCTCTGATGTGTTCAGACAGTTAGGCGGTGAGGGGCTTGACGAATAAGATACAAAATAAGTTGGAGGTTACAACTATGAAAGAGATATTCAAGAAAGTTACATTAAAGGGTTTTGAAAGATACTCGGTAAGCAATTACGGAAATGTTCGCAACAATATTTCAGGTAATGTTCTGAGTAAGCGTAAGGCAAGCAACGGCTATCTGAGAGTTAATTTACGAACGGGTACTGTGCCCTATGAAAAACCTACAGTTGTTCACGTTCATAGACTTGTTGCAGAAGCTTTTCTTCCGCCTATTGAGGGCAAATCATATGTTAATCATATTGACGGAAACAAAGAAAACAATGTTGTTGATAATCTTGAATGGTGCACGCCGCAAGAGAATAGTGAACACGCATATAGAACTAAGGCTGATTATCGAGAAGAATGTAAAGTCAACATTGTCAAAGCACAAAATCGTTGTAAGAAGAAGCTGAAAATGATCGTTAACGGCAAAGTTCAATGTGTTTTTGGTTCTAAATCAGAAGCCGCCAAAAAGCTAGGGGTAAATGAAAAGACGATATACAACTATCTTCACGGAGCAACAAAGCCTATTGGTTATGAGCTTTTGGAGGTGATGTAAATGCCTTCGAGTAAATTCCCATTGTCACAAAAATATATAGATTTTATCAACAGCGTAAACAATGTAAGTGCGGATTTTCTTGAGGGTACTTAACTACTGCTTCCGGCAAGACAACGGTCGGTGCCGGTGTAAAGTTTATGCGAATGGTGTCGCAAAGTTCCAAAAAGATACATGCCATTGCCGCCAAGACAACCGGCAAGGCGGAGGAAACTATCATTCAGCAGGACAATGGTATTCTTGACCTGCACCGAAACGCTGTTTACTGCGGTAACGGCGACAAGGATTACAAACTGCCGCATATCAAGTTTGAGGGCAAAATTATCTATATTCTCGGCTACAGCAGTCGAGATAAATGGGAAATGGTACTCGGTGCACAGTTTGGCTGTGTGTATATTGATGAGATAAACACCGCAGATATTGAGTTTATCCGAGAGATGTCAACCCGTAATGACTATTTGCTTGCAACACTTAACCCCGATGACCCGTCTTTGCCTGTCTACAAGGAATTTGTAAACCGTTCAAGACCGTTTAAAAAATACGCAAAAGATGTTCCGCCCGAGATTATGGCGGAACTTAACGAAGAACCTGTGCCGGATTGGCGGTACTGGTTCTTTTCTTTTACCGATAATTTAAGCCTTACACCCGAACAGGTTGAAAAGAAAAAAGCCTCTGCTCCAAAAGGAACAAAGCTTTATAAAAACAAAATCTTAGGATTGCGAGGCAGGGCAACAGGGCTTGTATTCTCAAACTTTGAGAGGGCAAGGCACATAAAAACAAAAGAATGGGCAAAGCGGTTTTTAAACTCCGACCGTAAAAGCGAGCATTTTATTCAGTTTACGGCAGGACTTGATACAGCCTATTCGCAGAAGTCACCCGACACAATCGCAATGACCTTTTTCGGCATTACAAGCAAGGGAAAGTGTATTCAGCTTGACGAACGAGTGTACAACAATGCCGAACTACAAACACCGATTGCACCGAGTGATACGGTACGAAATTTTATTGATTTTCTTGACCGCAACCGTGAGGAATGGGGCTTTGCGAGAACTGCTTTTATTGATAATGCGGACCAAGCGACAATTACCGAGTTTCAGAAGTACAAGCGACAAAATGGCTGTATCTATGATTTTACAAATGCGTGGAAAAAGACGAAGATTATAGACCGTATCAATCTCGTTCTCGGCTGGCTTGCTACTGACTGTTATTTTGTTCTTGAGCATTGCAAGAACACGATTGCAGAGTTTGAAATTTACAGCTGGCGAGAAGATAAAGACAACACACCCGAGGACGGCCACGACCATTGTATAAACAGTGGGCAGTATGCGTGGCTGCCGTTTAAAAATATTATTGGAAGTGAAATAAATGGGGCTGATAAACAGAATGGCTGATACAATCAGAACAGGACTAAGAAATTTTTTACATATAACCAAAGCACCCGACAGAACGATTACCGTTGATGAGGCAAGCAATCATCTGACAGAGTGCTTTATTAATCGCATTTGGTACAACGGTAACGGCAAACAGCTCTCGCAGCTTTACAGACAGCTTGATACCGACAATACACGCTTTTGGTCTGCCGAGTGTACCGAAGGGCTGAAAATAAGAAAAATCCACACAGGCTTGCCCGCTCTCATTTGCGATACACTCGCTAATATTGTGGTTGCAGACTACAACGGTACAGAGGTTACAAGCAAAAATACGACAGCTTATGCCGAACGGTGGGCGGAGATAGAGAAAGAAAACAAACTCGCAGGTGTAATAAAGCAAATGCTCCTTGACCTTTGTGTTGTCGGTGACGGTGCTTTTAAGGTCAGCTTTGACACGGCTGTATCAGATGTTCCGATTGTTGAATGGTATCCTGCCGAAAACATCGACTTTACTTATGTGCGCGGCAGAATCAGAGAGGTTAAGTTTTATACCGATTACACGCAAAATCACCGACATTTCCGTTTTGAGGAAACATACGGTTACGGCTATATTCGTTATGTTTTGTATGATGATAACGGCAGAGAGGTCGATTTACACACAGTTAAGGCACTTGATTGGATAGACAGCAACGGTGTAACCTTTGATACATCGTATATGTGGGCAGTACCGGTTATTTACGGCAAATCGTGCCACAAGGGCAGAGGTGCCGGTATTATCGGCATAAAAACAGACGCTTTCGACAGCCTTGATGAAGTGTGGTCACAGTGGATGGACGCTTTAAGAGCCTGCCGAACAAAGCAGTATGTGCCTGAATGTCTTATCCCTCGAAATCCCGAAACCTGTCAGCTGATATCGCCAAATCCGTTTGACAACCGATTTATCACCGTGGGCAACGATATGTCTGAAAACGGCAACGGTAACAGGATTTACACCGAAAGTCCGCAGATTCAGCACGAAAGCTATTTAAGCTCATACATCACCGCACTTGACCTTTGTTTACAAGGTGTTATATCTCCGTCAACGCTCGGTATTGATACCAAAAAACTCGATAATGCCGAGGCACAGAGAGAAAAAGAGAAAACAACTCTGTATACAAGACAGAACCTTGTTGAGCTCACCGAGAACGCTATGCAGAGCCTTGTTGAAGTTGTACTCAATGCAGACAGTGAGCTTAACGGCAAGGGAATTGTTGACGGAATAGAGGTATCCGTAAACTTTGGTGAGTACGCCAATCCGTCATTTGAAAGTCAGGTTGAAACCGTTTCAAAAGCAAGACAGGGCGGTTTGATGTCTGTTGAAACCTCGGTCGAGGAATTGTACGGCGACAGTAAGTCGGACGATTGGAAAGCCGAAGAGGTACAGAGAATAAAAGAAGAACAGGGCATAGCGAGCGAGGCAGAAACCTCGTCATTCGACGATTTGGCAGGACTGACAGATGAGTGATTATGATATCGGAAAAGCCTTTGAAGAAATCGAAAATGAACTTATTGACAGTATGATGCGCAATTTCAGCCGTCACAGGGCGGAAGAAGAAAAAGAGGGCTATAATTGGACCCAATGGCAGGCAGAACAACTAAAGGCACTTGAGGAGTACCGCAAAACGAACGCCCAAAAATTCGGCAAGCAGTTCAAGAGCATTAACAGTAAGGTTGAAGAAATGATACACACCGCAAGAGCCGACGGCAACGCAGAACAGGAAGTGAAAATCCTCGAGGCTATTAAGAACGGCTTTACACCGAATATGCCCACAGGAGCGAGCGCAGGCGAATTTTTTAAGGGCAATGACCGTAAGCTCAATGCTCTTGTAAAATCGACCACGGACGATTTGAAGAGGGCGGAAACGGCAGTTTTGCGTATGAGCAACGATAAGTACCGCAAGGCGATTTTTAACGCTCAAGTCTATGCAAACACAGGTGCAGGCACTTACGAAAAAGCAGTTGATATGGCTTGTAAGGATATGCTCAACGCAGGGCTGAATTGTGTGGAGTACAAGAACGGTGCAAGGCACACGCTTTCAGACTATGCGGATATGGCAATCAAGACGGCGAACAAGAGAGCCTATCTAAGAGGTGAGGGTGAAGAAAGAGCTAAGTACGGACTTTCGCTTGTTGTGGTAAACTCAAGACAGGGCGGTTGCCCTGATTGTGCAAAGTATATAGGCAGGGTGTTTATTGATGATGTGTATTCAAACGGCAAAAAATCGGACGGTGATTATCCGCTGCTTTCAACCGCCATAGCGGAGGGACTTTTCCACCCTCGCTGTAAGGACAGCACAAGCACCCACTACCCTGAACTTGACGATTTGAGCGGACCTCTCTCCGATGACGAGCTTGCAGAGCTTGACCGCCAAAGAGGACTTGAAGTACAGCAGCAGCACGCAGAAAAGCAAGCCGAACGCTTTGACCGCAGGGCAAAATACAGTCTTGACGAGGATAACAAGAAGTTTGCTAAAGCAAGAGCAGACGAGTGGCACGACAGGGCAGAAAAACTGTCGGAAAAAACAAGAGATTTTACTATCGACGACAGTAAGCAGAAATATTATAAGCCTGTAGTTGACGACGGTGAAGAAAAAGACTTTAACAGAAAAAACAGCGGTAAAAAAATTACAGTAAAAGCACATAAGACCACGGGCAGTAATGATATTTATTTATCCGATAAAGTAAAGCTGAAACGCAAGCAATTCCATAAGTTTGATAAGAATGTTACAAAGATTTATGAAATGCTCGGTCAGAGCAAATCTGAAAATAAACCTGCTATTTGCATATTATCGCCCGAAGAAATGGGCAATAATGCAGTTGCAACTTACATACCGACCGATAATGTTTTAACTGTAAATTCAGCTTATTTTACAACTAAGAATTTAGCCGAATTGCAGAAATCATTTGCATGTCCTGACAGTGAATTGAGTTCGGTACTTCATGAGCTTATTCATTGGCAAGATGCCGAGAACTACAAGCGCAAATTCGGTGGAATTACCGATTATAACGCATATTGCGATTATCTTAATAAAATTTATGCTCCAAAGGTTGAAAAATTGATAAACAGCGGTTATAATATAAGTGATATAAGCGAGTATGCCTATAGAAAAATGATGGAAATAAAACCTGAATTTGATGAAATTTTTGATGAATACCGAGTAAAGACACTGTTAGGAGAGTGATTTTATGAGACTAATACCTTCTGAACAAGAAAATTTGAAATTTGAGATTATTAAGCCCTATTTAAAACTTGACGGTTTAAGGTATGTGTTAGATGAAGAGAAAGCTCCTTCTAATGTAAAAAAAGCATATGAAGAATTTCTTGAAATCAGAGAAAAAGCTCTTCATGATGCTTTGGTAGATAATTGCTTAATCTAACCGCTCCTTGTGGGCGGTTTTGTTATGCGTGAATTTAATACAGAGATTAGCACTTAATCAATCGGATTGAGTGCTTTTTTTATGCGAAAGGAAATGTGAAATGACTAATGAAGAATTTTTGAAACTTGCAAAAAGGACAGTAAAAGACTATACAACAGAACATCTTGATAAATCAGACGGCGAAGTCGACTTTTGCGTATACGTTGTTTGGTCTTGTAAAACACTGCAAAACAGCAAAGCACTTCTGTCAACAACGCTCTGTGACGGTATGTATTATGAGTGTACATACAACGGTGACAAAGACGAAATGTACTTTGATGCGTACAAGAAGTTTGAAAACAGGGTAATTAAACACTAAAAAGAGCGGTTTTGTTATTTTAACTTGCCCGTAAAGGGTTACAATTCGTAAAAACGGCTTGTTTTCGGACTTTTTAACTTGCCTATAACTTGCCAAGATAAAACTTAATACATCAAATCAGCACTTTGAGAAATCAGAGTGCTTTTTTGTATTTAAACCCGTCGATTTCGACGGGTTAGAAAGGCGGTGACAAAATGAAAGTAAGAGTAATTACATCGTTCAACGACAAGACCGAGGGGTTTATTAACAGACCGATTAATGAAGTTTTTGAATGCTCCGAGAGCAGAGCAAAAGACCTTATCGAACTTGGCTATGTTAAAGAGGCAGTCGAGGAAGTGCCTGCCGAGGAAAAGCCAAAGCCTAAGAGAAAATTGACAAAACATATTTAAAACGCACTTGTGAGTAACTGCACAGGTGCTTTTTTATTGCCCGAAGGCATTAAACTACGGGAGACACCGTGCAAAACTGAAACAGAGAGACACTCTATAAACTGATTACGGGAGACACCCGATAACTGAAAGGATTGATAAAATATGGCAGAAAATAACCCAACACCTAACCCAAACGAAACACAGCCGACACCGCAGGGCAACCCTGCACCTGCATTCGATTATGACAAGCTTGCAAGTCTTATTAACGGCAAGCAGAGCGTGACAGAGGACACGGTTTTAAAGTCATACTTCAAGGAGCAGGGATTGTCAGCAGATGAGATGAAACAGGCAATCGGTGCTTTTAAGGAGCAGAAAGCCAAGAACACACCCGACATTGCGAAAATGCAGTCTGACCTTGAAAATTCAAACAAGGCTAAGCTCATTGCAGAGGTGAACCAGTCGGCTACTCTTGAGGCAGTTAAGCAGGGTGTGGATATTGCAAGCATTCCGTATGTACTCAAAATGGCGGACTTTTCTGCAGTTTCCACAGACGGCAAAATCAACACAGAAAAGCTGACCGAGGCGGTTAAGAAAGTGCTTGACGATATTCCTGCACTCAAAGCAAAAGCAAGCGAAAACGCTGGCGGTGTTCAGAAAATCGGCGGTGACGGTAACGGTACATCAGACGGTACTAAACAAAATTCAAGCGTTCCGACAAAGAAATGGAACAGATTTAATATTTAAGAAAGGACAATTTAACTATGGCAAACACAAATAACTATGCAGAGCAGTTCAGCCCGGATTTGCTCGAAATTCTTATGCAGGGCACACTTACTTCACCATTCATCACTTCAAATGTAAAATGGGTAGGTGCAAGAACATTCCATTTTACACAGATGTCAACAACAGGCTTTAAGAACCACAGCAGAGAGGGCGGTTGGAACAAAGGCAAATATACACAGACAGATGTTCCTTTCACTTGCGAGCACGACAGAGATATTGAGTTCCTTGTTGATAAGGCAGATGTTGACGAAACTAACGCAACCGCTAAGGTTGAGAATATTTCAAAGGTGTTTGAGCAGACACAGGTTGCACCCGAAACAGACGCACTTTTCTTCTCAAAGGTTGCCGCAAAGGCGCAGGCAACAGACGGCTATCATTCAGCTACCAAGTCAACCGAATGGACCAAAGCAAGCGCTTACTCAAAGCTCAAGACTATTCTTTCAGCCGGCAAGCTCCGCAGATATAAAGCAAGAGGTACGCTTGTTGCTTATGTAACATCAAACATTATGGATTGCCTTGAGCAGTCAACAGAATTCACTCGCAAGATTGAGCTTACCCAGATTGCCGAGGGCGGTATGGGAATTGAAACAAGAGTAACCGAGATTGACGGCTGCCCTGTTATCGAGGTCATTGATGATGAGCGTTTCTATGACAGTTTCAACTTCAATCCTGCCAACGGTGGTTTTGAACCTGCCACAGGCGGTCACAAAATCAATGTTCTTGTCGCTTGTGGCGATACCTGCAAGACTGTACCGAAGATTTCAAGTATTTACTTCTTTGCACCGGGGGCACATACAGAGGGCGACGGTTGGCTCTATCAGAACCGTACACTTTCCGATACATTTGTTTTCCCTAACGGCAAAGACGGCAAGATTGACAGTATTTATGTTGATGTTGACACAACGGAGGTTGCGTAATGTATGCCAATTACATTGAACAGCAGGGCGGAGATGAAAACAGCATTATCTCCGCCGAACACATTGATGTTCTGACTTTTAACCGCATTGATTTTGAAAAACTTTCGGAAATGCAGAAGAGAATCATCAGCAGAGTGCATAGTAGACTTACTGCTTTTGAAGAAGAAAATGCCGATATGATTTCTTCCTATCTGAAAAATTACAACATCAACGGTGTGGGTATTGAGTTTGGCGCAAGTTGGAATTTGATGTGCATAAGCGGCGTGGCAATTCCTGCGGACCTCTACTCTCTGCTTAAATCAACAGGGCTTTGTTATCCTGCAATATGAGGTGATATGTTTTGAAATTTCCGTCACTTGTAAAAAAGCAGTTCTGTAAAACTCCTGTCGAGGTCACAATCTACGGTGAGGGAATAACCGAGGACGGCTCTCCTGTTGTTGCTTTCCGCTGCGGAGAAATATACCCGTCAGACACCTTATTGCCGAACACTAATTTGTTTGCGGGTAATGCTCATTGCAATATGCAGTCAAAGGCAAAGACCATATACACAAAAGAACAGAAAATCGTGCAAGTGTCTGCAGTGCTGCTTTTTGACGGTGACATTGCTCCCGACATCCCGACTTTGAGCGCAGGCTTTGTAGTGCTTGACGGAGTAAAGCGTAACATCGTACAAGGCATTAAACACCGCAACCCTGACGGCACAGTGAATTTTACGGAATTGGATGTGATTTAGTGAGCTTTTCTGTAACATCAAAAATCAAGCTGAATTTGCCTTTATTAAAGCAGCTTGATAAAGCACAGCAGACGGCATTGCGCAATACCACAGACGCATTGCTTACGCAGATTAAAAACACGCAAGTAATGCCGTTTGATACAGGTAATTTGCAGAACGAAAGCACATTTGCCGACTACTCAAACCTTGCGAATGGGGAAACAAAAATCGTATCAAGTACACCGTATGCCAGACGGTTGTATTTTCACCCTGAATATAATTTCAGCAGAGATGAAAACATAGCGGCAGGTGGTAAGTGGCTCATTCCTTGGCTCAAGGGCGGTACACGACAAAACTTTTGTCAAAAGGCATTTGCACGATTTTACAAACAGGAGGCAGGACTTTGATTTATTTATCAGACGTCAGAGATTGGCTGAAAAGTGTAACAAATGCTGAGCATTACTACATTGGCAAGCTCGACAACAAACAGGATAAGTCAATCGGCGTGTACTCTCTCAAGCAGTCGGGCGCTCCTGCAAGGGCAATAGGTGATGAGAGCACATACAGCACAATGTGTGTGTCCTTGCTCCTGCATTGGAACAACAACGCAAAGGAAACGGAGCAAGCGGCACGCAAGCTGTTTGAAACACTATACAGCATTAAGAATGTTAAAATCAACGAACACACAATTTATATAATCGAGCTGCTCACCCCTGAGCCTATTGATGTGGGTACAGATGACAAGGGCATATATGAGCAGGTCATTGAAGTTAAATTTTACTATGAAAGGAAATGATATTATGGCAGTAAAAAGCGGAGTTTATCCTTGCTACGAAAATCAGTTTGCAATCGGTAAATCGGGCACAGACACAGCCACAACTCCAATCGCAAATTGTGAGGAGTTTTCGGTGGCATTTGACAACGGCGTTGAGGAATGGACAGCGTTTGAGAACGAGGGTTGGAAGTCAAGACTTATGACAGCCAAGAGCGTTACAATCTCTGTAAAGGGCAAGCGTACAATCGGTGACGCAGGCAACGATGAAATCGCAGAGCTTGCGTTTAAGAACGGCACAGCCGCACAGCTTCCGTTTAAGTGGACTTTCCCGAACGGTGCAAGCGTACTCTTCAAGAATGCGGTTATCTCTGTAACAGCAAACGGCGCAGGCGCAAGCACAGGTGTTGCACCTCTTGAATTTGAGGTTATGTCAAACGGCAAGCCCGAATACACACCTGCAGCCTAAGGAGGTATAAAGAATGTCAAAAATCATTGATATTACAAACAAGCTTAATTTTGACGAAAAGCCAAAACTTGTTATCAAAGGCACAGAAATTGAGGTCAACAACGACGCAATTTCTTTTATCAAGGCTATTGCTCTTTTCGACAGCGAGAACGGTATATCAAGCACTGACATTTTATCTGCGCTTGAGCTTCTCTTTGATGAGGAGAACAGAGAAAAGATTGCAAAACTTCATCTCTCGTTTGCCGACCTCTCAACTGTTATTAAGACAGCAACAGAGCTTATCGCAGACAATGACAGCGAGGGGGAAATTCAGACCCCGGCTACGACTTAATAGATGATTTCGATTTAATCGTATCGAGTTTTAAGTCAGAGTACGGGGTGAGCATTTACTCCGAAAATTTTAAAAAGATGACTTGGGCGGAGTTCAGCTCTCTGCTGTGCGGCTTGGGAGCTGACACACCTCTTGCGAGAACGGCTCAAATTCGCCTTGAGAACGATGAAAATGTTTTGAAGAACTTTACATCATCTCAACACAAAATACGCAACAAGTGGCGTTCACGCACAGCAAATAAACGCACGCAGGCTGACATAAACACAGCCTTGCATGACTTTGAAATGATATTTGCAAATATGTAAATATTGCATACAACTTTGTTTATTTTTATAAAATTCTTGACTTTTGTGTATATTTTTGGTAATATTTAATAAATGTTAAGTATTATAACATTATTTTCAAAAGGAGAGATTTTTATGAAATGCCCGCAATGCGGAAAAGAATTGAAAGAAAACACAAAATTTTGCGATGCCTGCGGTTGTCCCTTGGCTCCAGCTGAGCAAACACAGCTGAATAATCAGCAAACATCAACTCAACAATGGCAAGCACAGCCAACACCACCTATACCACAGCCGAAAAAGCCGAAAAAGGAGTTCTATAAGCAGTGGTATTTTTGGGTTATTATTGTTGTTGCGGTTATTCTGATTGGATGTATTAACGGTGCAATAAACGGGGGCAGTAATCCTAAAAAGACACAAAAAGAAAATACAGGAAGTACACAAAGCAATACAAGCGCAAATGCCGAAACAACAGTTGAGCCGGCAACAGAGGAAGAAACAACCGAAGAACCGACAACCGAAGAGCCAACAACACAGGAACCTACAAAAGACCCTGCACAGACTGAACAGGAGTTCAAGGATAGCTGTTCTACTATATCTTTTGAAGATTTATCAAGAAATCCCGATAAATACAAAGGAGACAATTATAAGTTTACAGGACAGGTTATTCAGGTACAAGAGGGTTGGTTTGACACAGTAGACTTAAGAATTAATGTAACTAAGGAAGAGTTTGAATATATAGACGATGTTATGTGGACAGACACTATATATGCAACTGTTACTATTCCTGAGGGCGCTGACAAGCTGCTTGAGGACGATGTAATCACTTTCTGGGGCACTTGTGATGGTAACTATTCATACACAAGTGTTTTAGGTAACCAAATATCTCTTCCTAAGATTGATATTGAATACTATGAGTTAAATAACTAAGGTTAAAAGCCACTCCAAACGGGGTGGCTAAAATTCTATCAAATTATACAGCGTACATCTTCGGGTGTGCGCTGTTTTTATACCACAGGGGTAGCATTTTGCAACGCCCTTATTTTTATGCGGAAAGGATGTGAAACATATTGGATAACACAACCGTGGGCGAAATCGGATTAAATCTTGTACTGAACAAGCAAGGCTTTTCTAAATCGCTTAATGCAGTGCAGGAGCAGGCAAACAGCGTAAGTAATAATATGAAAAGCTCACTTAAAAAGCTCGGCTCCGCCATTGTTGCTGCGTTTTCGGTAGCGGCGATTAAGCAGTTTGGCCAGCAGTGCATTGAATCGGCGGCACAGGTCAATGCGGCAAATTCACAGTTTGAGCAGACCTTCGGCACAATGCAGTCACAAGCTGAAAGTGCTATTGCTACGGTATCTAAAAACAGCGGTATTTTGAAAACACGCTTGCAGGGTGTGGGTACAAGTATCTATGCATTTGCAAAAACTACAGGTATGGACAGTGCAGACGCTCTTAATATGATGCAAGAGGCTTTACAGGTAACAGCTGACAGTGCGGCATATTACGACCGTTCGCTTGAAGATACCGCTGAAAGTCTTAAGTCGTTTCTTAAAGGTAACTTTGAAAATGATGCCGCACTTGGTCTGTCTTGTACAGAAACAACACGAAACACAGCGGCTAATAAGTTGTATGGCAAGTCGTTTACGGAACTTTCTGAATCACAGAAACAGCTTACCTTGCTTGAAATGGTAAAGGACGCTAACAAGCTCTCAGGTGCATTGGGCCAGGCAAGCAGAGAATCAGACGGTTGGGAAAATGTAACAGGCAACTTAAAAGAGAGTTGGAATCAGTTGCTTGCGGTTATTGGTAAGCCTATTCTTCAAGTAGCAACGAATATTGTGCAAAAGCTTTCTTCGGCTATTGCAAAACTTACAGAGTACGCCAAAGGGGCGATAAATGCACTTTCAAAGCTGTTCAACTGGGACGGAGATGATACAGCAAACAGCATTTCAGCCGCTGCAAGCTCGGCAGAAAATTTGACTGATGAGGCAGAAAGCGGCTCAAACTCATTAGAAAGTGTTACGGAAAGTGCAGAAAAAGCAAAGAACAGCGTTGCAGGTTTTGACAAGCTGAATGTTATCACTAAATCCGATAGCGGCGGTTCAGATGCTTCCGCAAGTGATACAGCAAGCAGCAGCGGAACTTCTGTCGCAAATACTGTTGTTAAAGACACAAACAGCGGTGTTTCGGGTGCTTTTAAAAATTTATACGAAAAAAGCGGATTCAAAGGCTTTGTCGAGAATGTACAGAAAGGTATTAACAAGGTTGATTGGTCATCAATCGGCAAAAATTGTGAGTCGATATTCAAAAATTCTGTTCCGATAGCTCAAAATTATCTTACACAGGTGCAAAAGGTCGGTAAATCTGCATTCGGTGCGGTAGGTTCATTTGTCGGCGGAGTGGTACAGGTTAGCGGTAAACGGCTGCAAACACTGACGGGCGGCGTTGCAAAATGGCTTGATAAAGACAAGAATAAAATCAACGGCTTTATTACAACCATTGGCGATAATTTCAGCAAAGGCTACGATAATTTATCGACATTCTTTGAAAAGAGTTTTGATGTCATCGGGCAGAGCGTTGACAGAGTTCGTCCACAAATGGAGGACGCAATTTCAAATCTGCTCAGCGGTTTTACAGATTTCGGCGGTGCGGTCGGAACGATTTTCTCGGAGGGCTTTAGTTTAGCTACCGAATCACTTGTAAAATGGATTGATAATGACGGTGCAACCATTGGGGAATTTTTTGACAATATTCAACTTCAAATGGCAGATGTTATGAACTTCGTGGGCGGCGTATTTTCAGACATCGGCAACTTCCTGCTTGGCTGGTGGGACGGCGAGGGCGGTTCTGAAATTTTTCAGAATGTGTGCGATATGTTCCTTAATATCGGCACAACGCTTATGAATGTTTATAATGATTGGATTATGCCTGCGTGGAATTTCATTGTCGGAGTATTTCAGTCCGCATGGACAGATTGCCTTAAACCGATTTTTGAACAGCTATGGACTGTTTTCGGCAAGGTTTGCGATTATATTGCAACAATATGGAATAATTGGCTTTTACCGTTTGTGAATTTCATAAGCGATACATTAGGCCCTGTATTTAATACGGTACTGAGAAATATTCAAAGCATTTTTGAAACAGTATTCAGAGTTATAGGCGATGTTGTGGGCGGTATTTTAAAATCGTTCGGCGGTCTTATTGACTTTATAACAGGTGTTTTTTCGGGCAACTGGGAAAAGGCTTGGAACGGTATCAAAGACTTTTTTGGCGGTATATGGGACGGCATATGGGGCATTATCAAAGGCTTTGTTAATTTGATAATTGACGGTATAAACCTATTGTTGACAGGTATATATACGGTTGTAGCCGCTATCGTTAATGCTATCGGCGGTATAGCTGACGCAATCGGTTCGATTTTCGGGCAGGAATGGGGTTGGTCAATGCCTAACGAACCTGCTCTTATTCCACATCTTGCAACAGGCGGACTTGTCAAAGCACCGACACTTGCGGTAGTCGGAGATAACGCAGGAGCTAATTCGGGCAATCCGGAAGTTGTTGCGCCGCTTAGCAAGTTACAGGGTATGCTCGACAATTCGGGCGGTCAGGATACGGTGATTCTCGGCGAAATTCTGTCGTATCTTAAAAAGCTGTATGAGATGTTCGTAATATTCAGAAACAACGGCGGTAACTACTATCAGTTTGTCGCTGAAATTAACGGCAACGATATTTTTAACGAAATCGTAAGACAAAACGAGCTTTATAAAAATCGCCACAACGGCAAATCTGCGTTCGCATAAGGAGGTGCGGTATGTCGAATTATAAAGGTTATTTACTAAAATTCGGAAATACCGAATTTCCTAATAACTATTTTGCTGAATATTCGTCAACACCTGATCAGCGTATGGACAACGATGCCGAGCGTGACGATAACGGCAGTTTACAGCGTTCAACACTGCCGACAGGTAAGACAAGCATTACTTTTTCTACCCACATTCTGCACTTGAACGAGAAAATCAATATGCAGAATATTATTAATTCCGCAATCGTGAACACAGTACAACGCAAATGCTATGTTACATATTGGAACGATGAAACCAACTCATATGACAGCGGATATTTCTATATTCCCGATATTGAGTTTTCGGTTATGGACGCAAGCAAGACAGACATCCGCTACAACCCGATAAGCATTGAACTTATTGAGTATTAAGGGGGTGCGGTATGATAAATTTAACAGATGAGGTCAAAAAGCAACTGTTGAACGACAGCTTGCAAAGGGAAATAATTATCAGCTTTCCTGACGACGATATTCCCAACATCACGGGCGAGAATATTGTATCTGAAAGTCTTGAACTTACGCAGGCAATCAGTGACGGCAAGGAGTTTAAACTTGGCGGCTGTATTGCAGGTCAGCTTACTGTAAGAGTGATAAATGTTGATACAGAGCTTAACGGCAAACGCATTAAAGTTATAATGAAACAGTCATACAGCAAGGGGCTTTTATTTCCCTCCGATACAGTATTGCCGAGTGCAGATTTATATTGCGGTTATCAGTCTGGAGTTATTGAGATGTCGCTATTCTGCGGTACTGTCAACAGCTCATCAAGACAGAAAAACAGGGCGGTAAAGGAAATTATCGCATATGACGATTTATACCTCGCTTCGCAAAAATACGCTTACAACTACTTTACAAGCCTTGCGATTTATTCGCCAAAAATAAGTTTATATGATTTGAGAGTATATCTCTGCAGCAACTTTTTAAAAGATTATGATTACGAAAACGAATTTACAGGCTTTAATGACAGCAATGAGCTGTCACTGAAATTGGATCTTGTAAAATCGGTTTTCAATGACAAAACCACGATAGCGGACTTGTTGAGTGCGTACTGCGAACTTAACGCTTGTTTTGCAATTATGAGCGGAGAGGGCAAGATAAAGTTTATTCAAATTTTAAATCCTAAAACCGAGGTCGTTGACAACTACAGCAACCTCGACTTTGAGGAATACACAACACGCAGTATTAATCTTATTAAGTTTAAGTACAACAAGGACAGCTATTTTTCGTACGGTCATACAGAAGAAGAAAAACAAAGTTGGTATATATCAGACAACATAATTACTGCTTGCTGTACCGACATTGCAGGTATTGTTACAAGTTTTAACGATAATAAAGATAACAACTACATCTTTTACAATTTGTATGCTTACAGGCCTTTTAAAGCTGATGTTTACGGCAGGTGGTGGCTCGAATGTGGCGACAAGGTGAGCATAAAAACAGGCTTTACGGACACGGAAACGGTCGACAGTTTTATACTTGAACGAACGCTGAAAGGCACTAACGGCATGAGAGTAAAACTGACGGCAGAAGGTACAGAATATTTAGGAAAGGATGAGATAAATGAGTTACAGCAAAATTAATTGGGTTGACGGAGCTGCTCCGGCGCTGAACGCAACAAACTTAAATCGTATGGACGACGGTATCTACAACAACAGCATAGACATAGCGCTTGCGGGTGACAACATCAACACGCTAAGTGAGAGAATGATTGCGATTAACACAGCCTTATCTGCAAAGGCAGATAAAACAGAGCTTGAAGATGAAATAACAGACATTGACGAAACAGTGACAATGAAGATTAATCTTAAAGCTGATAAGGACAGTGTAGACAATGCAGTCGCTCAGCTAAGCAAGCAGATTGCAGACAATAAGTCCTCAGCTGATGAGTCAATCAGTACTCTGAGTCAGACCGTAACAGACAACAAAACAGCGACAGACAAGTCGCTTGCGGCTAAATATGATAGCTCAAATTTTGAGAGTGGTACAGGAACATTAGCACCAGCCCAAGAAATATATGCTGGTTGCGAGGGCAGTTTTGTATATTCTAAAAATGGTAATATTGTAACTGTATCGGTCAATATTACGGCACTGCTCTCTCATAAAAAATATATTCAGATGTCAGGTTTACCGTATGCGGCAAAAAGCGAAAGTAGGTTGTCTAGTTTTGTTGTATATTCAACAGCAAATAAATTAATAAACATCAGACTTGACGGCTCTTGGATTTATGTCAGTTCAACGGACGTTTTTGCAGAGGACGAAAAAATCAATTTCATTATTACTTACATAATCAGATAAGGAGCGAGTTACTATGGAAATCAAAGAAAGAATTACACTCGATATGCTCACGAAGGACAGCGTGAGCGTACTCAGACAGAAGTTTATAACCCTTAACGGCGAAGATGTGCAGGTCGGCGGTAATGTTCGAAACGCATATATGAATTGTGAAAACGACAGAGAAATACTTAAAGCCGAGCTTTCAGAGGAATATTATAACGCCGTTATGGCTGTATGGGAGGTTTAATATATGTCAAAAATTACTTGTGTTGATATTTCAGAATTTCAGCAAGGCATTAATTTTAACAAAATGAAAAACGACGGTATAAAAGCGGTCATTATCAGAGCCGGCTACGGCAGAGAAACAAGTCAGAAAGACAGTATGTTTGAAAGCCATTATCGCAACGCTAAAGCGGCTGGACTTAAAATCGGTGTCTATTGGTATAGTTACGCCGATAGCGTGAACGACGCTGAAAAAGAGGCAAAGGCTTGCCTTGAGTGCATTAAAAGCAAGAGCCTTGATATGCCGATTTATTATGATTTGGAAGATAATTCGCAAGTTAAACTCGGCAAAGAAAAACTTACAGAGATTGCAGAACGCTTCTGCGAAACAATCAAGAAAAGTAACTACAGAGCAGGTGTGTATGCCAATCTGAATTGGTTTAACAACTGTCTTGATTATGATGAATTGAAGAGAAAATACAGTATTTGGCTTGCACAATATAACTCCGTAAATGAATTAAACTGTGATATTTGGCAGAACAGCTCGACAGGCAAAATCAACGGCTATGGCGGAAATATTGATACTAATGTAATTTTCAATGACAGTGTTTTCAGCAAGTCGGAAAGCAAAGTTGAAAAGCCAACGCTGACTTATCGTGTGTACGCAGACGGCAAGTGGTACAATGAGGTCAAGGGGTTATCAAATGTAGCAGGACGAAAGAAACAAGCTATTTCAGCTATTGCTCTTAAAGTATCAAGAGGTAAAATTCGCTATCGTGTGCACTTGCTCAATGGTGACTGGCTGCCTTGGGTAGACGGCTATGACATCAACGATAGCAACAACGGCTACGCAGGAATTAAAGGCAAGGTCATTGACGCCATTCAGGTCGAGTTCTCGGGTGTGGGTGACTATAAAGCTACATACAGAGCACGCAAGCAAGGCAAAAACAAATTTATGCCATATCAGCACAATACCGAAAAAGACAGCTCACAGGACGGCTATGCAGGCGTTATCGGCACTAAAATTGACGGTGTGCAGATTACTTTGACTTGATTTTTAGGAGGTAAAAAATGAAAAATGCAGTAACAAAGCAGCAGATTGATGAATTGCTCAAAAAATCAGAATTTAGAATTGAAACAGTTTACGACAAAGTAACAATCGTAAACTGTAAACTGCCAAATGGATTCGTTATAACTGAAGCAAGCGGAGCAGTTGATCCTGCTAACTACGATGAAAAAATTGGCGAAAAAATCTGTATGGAAAGAATTGAAAATAAGTTGTGGGAACTCGAAGGATATGCTCTCGCAAAACAGCTTTACGATGAGGTGAAATAATGAAAGACAATATTATTCAGGCTACTGTTTCAGTAGCTATCGGTGCTCTGATATCATATTTTAATATCTTACTTATCCCAATTCTCGTGCTCATCGCTGTAATGCTTATTGATTATATTACAGGACTGACATCTGCGTACAGAAACGGTGAATTAAAAAGTAAAACAGGTTTAATCGGAATACTGAAGAAAGTTAGCTACCTTGTGCTCGTTGCAGTTGGCGGTGTGGTTGATTATTTAATTTGTTCGGGCCTTGCAACAGCAGGATTTGATTTTGGCGTTACATATTGTTGTGGTCTTATCGTGTGCGTGTGGCTGATTATAAACGAGCTTATTTCAATCCTTGAAAACCTTGCTGGGTTAGGCACACCAATTCCGAAATTTCTTGTAAATGTAGTTCACAGACTTAAAAATACAGTCGAAAATAAAACCGATACAGACACAAAAGAATAAGCGTACATAAGTTTAGCCCCTCGAGTACCAAGTCGGTAGCCGAGGGGCGATTTTTTTAATTTGCATACGGTTTTATATACACATCGAAAAGGTAGCACTCTTTGCGTGAACTTCACAGTATTCTTTTCTGAGTTCGTATTTTTTTCATGTTAAATCTCTCCTTCGCAATATTATCGAGCTTTTCAATGATAAGTTTTTCAACATATATAGGCGGTTTGCTCTTACCACCCTCCCAATTCTCGATTGTTCGCAGCGGAATTTCGAGCAGGTCGCTCATAGCCTGTTGCGTTAGTCCTGCGTTAAGTCGTGCGTCTTTGATTTTCATAGTGAAAACTCCTTTGTTTGTAGTCATCCCGATTATCACACGAGTATCAATCTTTAGCATTAAGACCATTTACGAATGCAGACACAATAGTTAAGAATTTTGATGTAAACTTTTTTTCTTTCAACAGATCGTAAAAGAAAAGACATTCATGATTCGCTGTTGCGCTCAGTTGGAGAATGTCGCAACACACATCGTCACGATTATGGCTGCTTATGTCTTGAGAGATTTTGAGCTTGAGGACAGCTAAATCATTTTTATTGCAATTCTTTGCGATGTATGTGCCGTCCGCTTTCGCTTGCTGAATTAACTCTTCGAGGGTCATTTTGATTGTGCAATCGATATCGCTTGCCGTAACTTTCAATGCTTGTGCAAGTTTGTCGATGTTCTCTCGTGAGATAGTAACATCGCTCGTCGATTCAATGTTTTCCCAGCGAGCGACCATCGGCTGGTCGCAGCCTACACGCTCTGCTAATTCTGCTTGAGTGAAACCATAAGCGTTTCTGAAATCTTTGATGTTGTATTTGTACATTTATAATTCCTCCTTAAGCGAGCGGAAGTTTGTATCCGCTCGCTTGTATTTAGTTACATAAAGTTAATGATTGTATCGATGTATTTATCAATGTCATCGTTTATGTCGAATATTTTTATATCATTATTTTTTCTTCTTTTATATTTATCTTTGTAATAATCTAAGTGAGAAAGAAAGTTACAATCAACATCGCACATCATATGTGATCTACCGTCGATGTTTAAATCATAAGTAGATGTGAAAGTGAAAACCTGCTCAAAAAATTCTTTCTTGAGTACGAGTTTGTCGTCTTGAATGTACTTGACATACTTATTACGAACTTCTTTGGTGTAAGAATTGATAATATGTGCTTTTCCAAGAAAATCTATTACTTCGTCTTCTGTTTTCCAAGACACATAGTATCTGAATCGAGATTTATCGTTTAGCAGTGCAGGAATATCCTTCTGTTCTATTCCTGCCGCAAACGGTGAGAACTCTCTATCAAACTCGTATGTGAGTTCGATAGCTTTTTCACTGTTGAGGTATTGTTTGATATTGCTGTAATCCGTCATGATAGTAACTCCTTTATTTTAAATTTAATTTGATAAACACATATTAACACATAAAACACATATTGTCAATAAAAAATTATAAATTTTCTATGAGGGCTTTTTGTGTTTTGTACCCCGCAACGAGTACACCATATGCGCCTGGCATATGCACACCAAACTCGTCAACTTGCAGGTAGAGGAAGTATTTTTCTGATCTGTAGAGGTCTGCTCTATCGCAATCAGTGCGAACTTGATAAATACGATTTGTCTTTTCGTTGAGAGTGTTGATTGCTGCGTTGATTTTGGCGTTTGTGATTTTCATAGTGAAGACTCCTTTAAATTTATTTGTGATGTTGTTCATCTCTTATCTTGATTACATTATACCACCATAATGGTGAGCTGTCAATAGTTATTTTGAATTTTTTAAAAATTATTTTTTAAAAAATATAAACTACGAATAAACTACAGACATTTATTTATAAAGCGGAGAGTGCCGATAAACACTGAACTTTTATAAATAAACATCTTGACTGTTAATCATGATGTCACTGGTTCGAGCCCAGTTGGGGGAGCCACAAAAGAGGCTCATAGTTTTTCTATGAGCCTCAATTACTTATATACAAAATTTATTTCCGGTAGAAGTGATAATTGTTTTATCGGAAAGGAAAAGATATGGAGTTCGAAAATATGACAG